TTCCATTTTCAAGGAATTGCGTCTTGTTGACGTGTTTGGTCGTCCTACTCTAGGGGAAGCGGGCCGTCAATGGCTATTCGATTTCGTGGGTGCTATTTTCGGGGCTTATGATCCTGATTCGGGGCGTCGCCTCATCTCTGAATTTTTTTTGCTTATCAGCAAGAAAAACAGCAAGTCATCGGGTGCAGCGGCGATAATGATGACGGCGTTAATTCTTAACTGGCGAGAATCGGCTGAATTCCTGATCTTGGCTCCCACGGTGGAAATTGCCAATAATTCATTTAACCCGGCCCGCGATATGGTGAAGGCAGACGACGAACTATCAGACCTAATGCACGTACAGGAACACTTGCGACAGATTACAAACCGAGTAACCGGGGCAACGCTCAAAGTCATTGCTGCTGAAAATGAGACTGTCGGCGGGAAGAAGGCTACAGGGATTCTCATTGATGAGACGTGGCAATTTGGGAAAAAGCCAAACGCTGAAAATATGTTCCGTGAGGCATGCGGCGGTCTTGCATCCAGACCGGAGGGTTTTGTAATCCACTTGACAACGCAATCTGATGAAGCACCGGCAGGAATATTTAAGCAGAAGTTAGAATATGCGCGCGGAGTCCGTGACGGCATTATTGATGACAACAGTTTTCTACCCGTGCTCTATGAGTTTCCAGAATCAATTCTGAAGAAAAAAGATGAACTTGGAACTGAGAAATTTTTTAAGCAATACGCTTATATCACAAATCCGAATCTTGGAGCGTCTGTTGATGAAGGTTTCCTTAACCGGGAATTCAAGAAAGCTGCCGAGGCTGGAGAAGTCTCTATGCGGGGATTTCTGGCTAAGCACTTGAATATTGAAATCGGACTGTCATTAAAATCTCGATATTGGGCTGGTGCCGAATTTTGGGAAAATGCAGCAGGAACCGTCACTCTGGAAATGATAATCGAACAATGCGAGGTTGCCGAAATTGGCGGTGACGGCGGAGGTCTTGATGATCTCTTGGGATTATCGGTAATTGGTCGTAACGCTGAAACGAAGCAATGGATGTTATGGACAAAAGCATGGGCGCATCCATTGGCACTGGAAAGAAGGAAATCGGAGGCTGACAGATACCGGGACTTTGAAAGAGACGGTGATTTAATAATTGTCGATGAAATTGGCCAGGATGTCCAGCAATTTGCTGATATTGTCATGAAACTAGAGGAATCGGGTATTTTAGACCGAATTGGAGTTGACCCGGTCGGAATCGGGGAAATAATTGACGAACTTGAAAATAGGGGCATAGATCATGACAGGATTGTCGGAATATCTCAGGGTTGGAGGATGTCCGGGGCCATAAAGACGTTAGAACGCAAGGTTGCGGAAAGGTCTATTGTCCACGGCGGACAGCGTATGATGAATTGGTGTGTCGGTAATGCGCGGGTAGAACCGAAAGGAAACGCTGTCCTGATAACTAAACAGGCAAGTGGGACCGGGAAGATTGACCCACTTATGGCAACATTCAATGCCGTGGCACTCATGGCGATGAATCCGGAGGCGAAAAGGAGACAAATTCCGGAAAAAACAAGCATAATGTCATTTTAAGGAGGATGAATTGTCAGAAGATACTCTTATCGGCTGGAAAGAAATATCGTCATACCTCAAAGTAAGTGAAAAAACAGCTATGCGCTACAAAGACAAAGGAATGCCGGTAAAAATCAACGAAGCCGGTCATCCGTTTATTACAAAAGCCGATGCCGATAAGTGGATTTTAAGGGAAAGAAGGGCGGCATAAAATACGCTATGAGTATCCATGTCGGCTTATTCTGTGAAAGGAATACGAAATGAAGCGACAACAACATCCCGATAATCCTGATTTGTTTTGGTGTCCAAAGTGCCAGACTTATAGCCCATTGACTGATGAGTATTGGTATAAGCGTGCATCAAGCAAGGACGGGTTTAGGGGAAGATGCAAGTCCTGTATGAATCAAGAAAGCAAAAATTATTATGACCAGCATAGGAATGAAATCGCAATCTATCGTAGGCAATATGCAGAAGAAAAAAAGGAAATAATAAATATACGTAAGAGAAGATGGCAGGATAATAATAAATCGAAACGGAATGAAATCGCTAAAAAGTATCAGAAAAAGAGAGTAGATGAAATCAGAGAAACGTATATAATTTCAAACATGAAGCGTTATTACAATGTCGTGACTCCCGAAATGGTTGAACTGACCAGGCAACGTATTATCATGAAGCGCACTTTAAAACAATTCAAGGAAGGGATGAAAAAAGAATATGAATCAGTCAATCAAAATGTGGCAACAAAGTAACGAGAGAATGAATATCATCATGAAAGCAATACTTTCGGGGCAAAGCAAGCCCGATATTGAATTGATAACGGCAGCACAAAGGGAATTCGAGGATGAAATTAAACTCATGAACGTCCATTTTAATGCACTCAAAATGGCCGCAGGGCAGAAGAAGGCCGCAGAAAAAGTAAATCTATTCGATGAATCTCAGGCAATAAATCTGATGCTAGATAGTCCTGATGATGACAATGTTAAATGTCCAATATGGTCAATGCCGATAACTCGTCAATCTTGCCTAGATTATAGTGGTAATCATTACGAAGAATGTCTTGGCTGTGAGATCGGAAAAGCAACCAAAGACAAATTGCTTCCAAATCATCGATAATTCATTTTGGGGGTGCGCATCGTACACGCACATTAATAAACTGTCCGCTTTTGTCCTATTTCTTCCATATTTTGTCCGTAGAAATAAACTTCCTCTTATCCCATAATCAAGCCTCATAAATCAAGGAATAAGTTTAAAAACTTAACTTGAGGCTTGTATGACTTGAACATCACCAACTATTTCAAAAACTTAGCATCAGCAGCGCTTGGAAGGCCACAAGCCCGTCTTTCTGATGCATTAGAGCGTCTAATTATCGACACATACGGCGGTTATTCTACCGATTCCGGCATTTCAGTAAATTCCGATACAGCCATGAGACTTATCACAGTACAAAACTGTGTGCGGGTCCGTGCTGCAACGATATCACAATTGCCCTGTCACATAATGGAACGATCAGGGAGGATGAGAAACCGGGCTGAAAATTTTTACCTCTATGATCTTTTACACGATCAGCCTAATTCGTGGATGACTTCCTCTGAGTTTTGGGGAATGGCTGAAGCCCATATATGCCTTAGGGGAAATTTTTACGCTTACAAAGCAGGCCTTCCGGGGCGTCCTATCCGGGAATTATTGCCGATTCCTCCTGGAATGATGCAGAAAGTAACGCAGAATCCAGACTATAGTCTTGATTATGAAATCAAGTTTCCCGATGGAACCATTAAGCATCTATTAAACAAGCAAATATTTCATTTACGTGGCATCCCTACCCTTAACGGCTATATGGGTGCCAATCCGATTGAACATGCCCGCGAAACTATAGGGCTGAAGATGGCAAGCAAAAAATTCCTTTCCCGGTTTTTCGGCAAGGGCATGAGGCCGGGAGTCGTTTTTGAGCATCCTGAAATTTTGAGTACTCAGGCATACTCGAACAGAAAAGCTGCCCTCAAGGAAAAATATGAGGGACTTGGCAGCCATTGGGAAATGATGCTCATTGACGAAGGGATGAAAGCGGTTTTCCCCGAAATCAAACTTGTAGATGCTCAATTTCTTGAACAAATGAAGATGACAGAGGCCCAAATATGCGGCCTTTTCCGTGTCCCTCTCATGCTCATTCAATCAGGTGATAAAACACCCACATATGCCAGTGCTGAACAGTTCATGATTAATTACTCTACAATTGGAGTAACCCCTGATGTTGTGAACTACGAGAAGGCAATCCGGCGTGACTTGCTGACACCCGAAGAAAGAAAGAAATATTACGCAAAGTTTAACATCGGCGGTCTTTTGCGCGGCGATTTCAAAACCCGCATGGAAGGTTATCAAATCGGCATCAATACGGAGATTTTTAATCCCAATGAGGTGCGCGATCTTGAAGATATGAACCCCTACGAAGGCGGGGACGAATACCGGACCAGAACCAGCACGGTTAAACAGTATCAGAAAGGAGAACAGATAGATCAGGAGGCAAACCAATGAAACTATCATATCGAAATCAAAGAAACGCTGAAGCGGTTGCAAGATATTGGAACAAGCCCCTTGAAAAGCCTGACTGGTACAGGATCGAGGCATTAAGCGACGATGACGCAGAAATCATGATTTATGATGTCATAGGATGGCCTTTTGTTGAGGCTTCTGAATTTGTCCGGGCAATCTCCGAAATGAAACAGAGCATAATTACCGTGCGTATCAACTCTCCTGGCGGCGATGTATTCGATGGCATTGCGATCTTTAACGCGCTGAAAGCCCACAAGTCAAAAATAGTGACCCGTGTTGAGTCCCTTGCCGCTTCAATTTCTTCTGTTATCGCTTTAGCTGGAAGCGAAGTACAGGCATATCAAAACACGATGATGATGATTCACGAACCGTGGACTTATGCGTTTGGGAATCAATATGACCTTCGGGAAACCGCTGAGATACTTGAAAAGATAAGCTCGAACATGGTTGACATTTATTCCGGCTCCTCATCGCTCGGCAAGCGCGAAATCAAGCAAATAATGAAAGATGAAACATGGCTGACGGCGAAAGAGGCTAAAGACAAGGGCTTTGTGGACACAATTCTTGATGGGAAGGCTATCAAGGCAGAGTTTGACTTGTCGATTTTTGCTAATGCTCCACATGAACCAACTGAACGAGAAAGAGAGAAAGCCTTACGGGACGTGGGTTTTACTCTTAAAGAAGCCAAAGCGATCCTCGCGGGACGCAGAGAAAGCAGTGGCATAGAAGCAATGAAAGCTGAACTCGAAAGAATAATCTCTATTTTCGGAGGGAAATAACAAAATGGAACAGATGAAAGCACTAATAAATGATCTTGGACGGACTTTTGAGGCATTCAAGAAGGAAAATGATGCACGATTAAAGGAAATAGAAAATAAAGGCCATGCAGACCCGTTGCTTGCCGAAAAAGTTGACAAGATCAATGCAGCGATAACTGACATTTCCGAAATGAAGCGTCAGATGGAAGCCCTTGAAACCAGCATTTCCCGGGGACAGTTTCTTGGTGGAGGATCGAATGAAATTGATAAGGCAAAAGCGGAACACGCCGCGGCATTCGACAAATGGTTCAGAAAGGGTATTGATTCCGGCCTGAAAGACTTGGAGGTTAAGGCCAATCTTTCAACACTTTCCGATCCTGACGGCGGTTATTTGGTCCCGGAAGAAATGGAAACAACCATTGACCGGATATCTTCGAAGGTATCCGCTATGAGGCGGTTGGCAACAGTGCGGACCATTGGTACCGACACTTATAAAAAGCTCGTAAGCAAGGGTGTAAGTGATGCCGGATGGGTAGAAGAAAAAGGGACACGTGCCGAAACCGATACCCCGGCGCTGGTTGAAATCGCAATCAATACTAAGGAACTTTACGCGAACCCAGCTATCACCCAAACGCTGCTTGATGATTCCCGGCTTGATGTTGCCGCGTGGCTTGGTGATGAAGTATCCCTTGATTTTGACGAACAAGAGGGAGCGTCTTTCATTACCGGAAACGGAGTCGGGCAGCCGAAAGGAATTGCAGCTTATACGATGGTTGCAAACGCCTCTTATGAATGGGGAAAGATCGGCTATATCGCTGGCGGCCATGCGACATTGCTCAATAATGCAGATAAGATTATTTCCCTTCAGCACGCCTTGAAAGCGGCTTACCGCAATGGCGCGTCGTGGCTAATGAACGATGCCACATGCGAAAAAATCCGCCTGCTGAAAGACGGCGAGGGAAACTACCTGTGGAGGCCGGGGCTGATGGAAGATAGGCCAGATGTACTTCTCGGAAAGCCTGTCGAGTATGACGACAATGTTGCAGACATCGGCGCAAATGCCTATCCGCTTTTCTTCGGAAACTTCAAGCGGGCATACCTGATTATAGACCGTTTCGGCATCCGCGTCCTACGCGACCCTTACACCAATAAGCCCTACATCCATTTCTATACCACCAAGCGGGTTGGAGGCGGAATCGTCATGTATGAGGCACTTAAGGCGTTAAAAATTGCAACTTCCTAATTGACCTTAACGAGGGGGGCGGTTAATCCCTCCCCTCCCATAGACTACTCTTGAAGAGGTGCGAATATGAAAGACCTTTACAATAACATAGAAGCCGTTTCCGTGCTCCATCCAGTAGTTGTTTCTGCAACTGCAACCCCTCAAGCAGATATTGACCTTGCTGGTTTTAATTCCTGCGTTATCCTGATTGATATTGGTGTTGACGCTGGTTCTGGACTCGGAGAATCCAATAAGCTTGTTTTTACCTTGCAGGATTCCGATGATGGAACGACGTATGCCAATGTTGAAACTGCCGACATGCTCGATCTTACCGTAGCTGATGGGGTAGTATTGACCATTGATAGTACCGATGAGGACAACACTCTTTATAAGCTAGGTTATGTCGGCGGAAAGCGATATTTGCAGCTTACTTACACGGAAACAGGTACTGTCAGCGTCCCGATGAGTATTATCTTGGTAAAGGGGCATCCGCTTGATGCACCTGTAGCGTAAGGAGGTCTGATCTATGGCAGACGAAACTTATCAAGCCAACGTATACCGGAAGCAGGGCGGGGATGAAACTGTAGTTGCCGATGGCGGGAAAATTACTGTTGAGTCCGGCGGAGAAATTGAAATCCAGTCCGGTGGCATACTAAACCTGGAAAGCCTTACCAACGGTGCGCCTGGTGCTGGAATTTCCGGCGGAACTGGGACTGTCTTTAAATCAAGTGTTGTTCGCATCGGGGATATTATCAGGACGACAATCTTGATTGACCTGACCGGGTTGGCCTCATCGACTACTGACCTTGACATTATCGGTCAAGGCACTGGTCCGGCTTACCTCGGACAGATAACGGCAGCAAAAAACGGGACTATCCTGTCGGGTCGCATGATCTGTCTTGAAGCCCCATCGGGCGGAGTCGCGGACATAGACCTGTATTCGGCAGTAGAGGCAACGGGTGTTTTTGATGGAGGCATTGCAGCACTCACAGAAACGGCGCTTGTAACCGCAGGCGGATCATGGACACTCAGCACAATGAAAGGCTTAGGCGCAATTCCGGCGGCTAATGAGTATCTGTATCTTACAGGTGGTGCCGGAGGAACGGCGGCGACTTATACCGCTGGCAAGTTCCTGATAGAGCTTGACGGCTACGAAGCGTAATCAATTTAATCACCAACCGGCGCGGGCGGAGCCTTCTTCTCCCTCCCCCGCGCCTACCCCTTACGAGGTCCGCCATGAAGAAAAAAATATTACTTTTAGCATTTATAGCTTTATTTCTTACCCCTTCTCTTGGCTTCGGTGCCGGATCTGAGATCGGAAGAGCACACGTCTGAACTCCAGTCACTCTCGCGCATCGGGTAT